ATTATTCATACTGCTCCTTTGTTGTCTCATATTTAGTCTCACCTATCAATGCATTCCACGATATTGGAAATAGTGGACTTATTATTTCTTTAAATGCTTCTGCGTATTGTTGAACTTCCCATTGTGCATGAGAATCTATTCTCTGGATAAAAACTCTAAAATATGCAGATAAAGATCCAGTCCACCACCACTCAGTATACATTGCTTGTGGTAAAACAGCTCTGGCTTGTTCTGGTGCTATACCTTGCTTGAGCAATTCTTCGTATACTTCTAATGAATCATCACAAAGATTTTCATACATTTCTATTACATATGGATTTGGACTCATAAATCCAGAACTACCTTGCTTTACATTATTTGTCGGAGCAGATCTCCATCGTGGAATATAAAGTTCTGGTTTATCTGTAACATATCTACGAGAAACCTCATTCATGACAAATCCAACCTGATGTTTTCCAAGTTGTGCTCTAACAAAAATTGGTGCTTTTATACGAAGTGTAATTTGAGTATGTGCAAATGGAGTCCAATGATTGTGTTTTGCTAGATATGAAATTAATTTTTTATCTTTCTCGGATAAAAATTTATTTGGAAACCCAGAATCAGTATGTTCCCAAGAACTTTCTTTGTTGAAAGATACTCTGGCTGCATTTACGACTGTCAAATCATTTCCCATATGATCAATATATTCAACATGACCTTTATCAAGAACTTGAAGTTTTTTTATCATCATCTAAATCCTCTTCAATATAATTCATTATAATTCCAGGAACATCTTCTTCTGTGAATGTTTTTGCATAGTCTATTGCTCTAGTGAATAGATCTTTATCATTTTCTTGTATATAATGAGCAAAATGCGAATTAAATACCATTACAGAGTCAAATATTTTTTTCATGAGATATAGTTGTTGTTCATTAGTTATCTCATCGTCATCATTTAAAAATTCATTTTCTTCCATTTATTAAATACCAATCTGGCTTTTAGACCACTATATGTGTTTTCATTTATCGTTTTGATGATATCAATTCCAGAAAGAATCATATCATTTACATCTTTTTGCTTTATATGCTCGGGAAAAATACAAACATTTTTTTTACGATCAATCAATTCACTTAAAAGTTTTAAGGTTTCTATTTTGTGTGGTTCATTATCTATTACATATATTGCATTTGTATCATCCATTTTATCTTCTACATTAAGAAAATTTGATGATCCAAGAGTTGCAATTGAATTTGGAATAAACATTGAATTTATTGGACCTTCCAAAATATAAAACTGTTTTGTTGGATCTACTGTATTTAAACCATAGTAACATAATTGATCATCATGCTTTATCGTAAAATACTTTAGTCCTCTTTTTGTTTTTGGTTTGAATGTTCTGCACTGAAATCCACAGATACCAGAGTTATTGCGAATAACAACCACAAGGCGATCTTCCGATAAAAACCTATCAATATATTTTTCATCAAATTCAACTGCAAGTTTACTTACATCCTCCGTATATCCAATATCTTCCCACTTATCCTCTGGAATACCTCTACTGCAAACATACTTGACAGCTTTATGATCAGGACAAAGTTCTGATAGGTATTTAAAACTAAAATGTTTAGGTTTGATAGCAGCAATAGGATATATATCCTCATCGGAAGGTTTTGGATAATTTCCGCGATTTTCTCCATTAATAAATCTATCACGCGAATACTCTTTGCATAGAGATGGTGAAATATGTTGTAGAAAATTATAGATGCTATATCCAACGCCGCAGTTATGGCATTTATAAAAGAAATTATTGCTTTTAACAAAAAAATATCCTCTTGCCTTTCCTTTACTTTTACTAGAATCACCACAAATTGGACAACGACAATTTGCAAGATTATCCTTCTTCCATTTAAATTTTGGAAGCATGGTTGATATTAAATTAATGTATTTCTTATCAATATAAACAGACATCACATATTCCAATCATCGGTCGATGTTGTTTTCATTTTCTTAAAGAAGTTTTCCGGACCACTCTTTTTTGGTCCTATTGATACTGCATTTATTGCCCCAGATGAACTTACAACATCATATAATTTCATCTTTGCCCGATTTATTCCAACAAGAAACTTTTTGTTTCCTAATCTCTCATTATACCTATTTTTAAGTTGCTTTACCATAATATTGTTTATATCTTCTAGTTCATCCGTACTGATTAAAGCGAACATAAAATCTGCTGTCATCGGAAGACCGAATGATTCTGAAGTATTAGTGAGATCAGGATCAGTATTGGCAAATCCTTCCCTATTTGTTTGGGTAGCAGTGAATACAGGTACATTGTACTCCACAGCAATTCCTCGTATCTCTTCAGCAATAGCCTTGATATATTCATATGAATTAACTTTACCTCCCTTAATTCTTGAAGATGCGCAAATATTCAGATAATCGATGAAAATAATATCTGGTGTAAATTTTTTCTTTAATTTCAATTCATCAAGCAAAAATCTAAAATGATTTGCATTTGCTGTTGATGTTGGATATTCCTTAATGATCAATTTACCCTTGAATCCACCACATGTGTTATGAATTTTCTTTTCATACACAGACAATGGAAGATCCTTTATATCTTTAATTTGAACATCCAAAATATTTGCGTCTATTCTTTCTGCAATTTTTTCTTCTGACATCTCACATGTTATGTAAAGAACATTTTTATGTTGTCGCAAACAACTTGCTGCATAATGACATAGAAACAGAGACTTTCCAACACCAGTTCCGGCCATTACGATAGAAAGCGTTTTTGGAACTATACCACCATCTGTTATTTCGTTGAATACATCAAGATCAAATGGAATTTTCTGTTCAACCTTATGGTAAAATTCGTACCGCTTTTGATAATCTTCAATATAATCATGTCCAATATGAGTGTCAAAGGACACAGATAAAGCTTTAGACAAAATATCTGGAATTGCGGTAGTGGGTGTCTGTTCTTTTCCATCAATGATATTAATAGAATTCATGATGGCATTATAGACAGCCTTTTCCTTGCAGAAAATTTCAGTTTCATCCACAAGCCATTCAAGAGGACAATCATCTACCTTTTCATAGACTGAATCGATCAACGACAATACTTTTTGATATTCATCTTGCTGTATTGATTTCTTTTTGTCTATCGAAATAACTATCGCTTCCTTGGTTGGAAGTGTGTTATATTCCAGAATAAATTCATGAATAACAGAAAAGACAAAATTATCAATTCGATCATGAAAATATTCTTTCTTAAGGAAAGGAACAACTTTTCTAGTATAGATTTCATTCTTTACTAGATTTTGAAAAATTACCTTTTCAATGTTCATTTGAGCCGTATTTGAATTCCTTATTAGCTGCCTGATCCAACTTTTCCATTACATCGGGAGTAAAATACTTCTCTGGGTTTTCATAAATATTTTTTTCAAACGCACTAGTTCCATCTGGAAGAGTGATTCTTGTGCTAGTCTTGGTGAAGATACCAGACTCAAGTGCAAGATCAACAAGACCATAGTATGGATCCAAGCCCGTGTCATAGTTTAATTTGACCGATACTACCTTATTCTCCTTGGTAAATCTGGACTTATAGAGTTTACAATTGATTATATTACCAACAATATCTCCATCGCTATCCTTATCCTTTTTCTTACTAAGATAGACAATAGTTGATGCAGCATACTTAAGTCCAGTGCCACCACCCATCTCCGTGGTTGGAACATATGATCCCAGAATAGAATAAGTATGATTGGTCATGATCATTGGAATCTTTGCCTTGCCCAACTTAAGAGTGAGGACTCGGAATGTAGCTTTAATCACCTGTGCGCGAGTCATATCTCGCGTTTCCTTACCTTCTGCCGTGTCGTTAATTTCCTTAGAGGTAGACAACATTCCTAGCGAATCCAAAACAATCATCATTGGCTTTCGCTTGGATTCATCTTCAGCAAGATATGAATCAACAATAGTCACTGCCTGGTGTCTAAATTCTTCAATGGTTGCAACAGGAAATACCGCTACTCTATTGGAATCAACTCCTCTAGACTTAAACATATCGGATGTAACAGCCTGTTCTGTATCAAAATACAGAACTACTCCATCCTTATTATCTTCCAGAAACTTAGAAAGGACACCTATTGTGAAATAGGTCTTTCCTGTGGCTGCTTCCCCCGCAAGGGCAATAATCTTGTTATTTGCCATTCCACCATATAAAGAACCAGACAACAGGGCATTTAACATGTAACTGCCAGTATCGATAAACCCAGATACATCACTGCCATCCAAACCATCATCAACGATTGATGCAAATTTATTTCCAGATGTTTTAATAATATTCTTTAGAAAATCAGTCATAATACCCTCATATAAAAAGTGATTCTAGCGTACTTCTTTCTTCATAGTTCCAGCCTATTGTGGCAATTATATTTGTTAATGGATCTATGAAGGTCTTTTCGAATTGTGTATTGTAATCGATAAACGAATCCAATGCAAATTCTTTTGGTATTTTATTTGGAAATGCAATTACACATTCATCACCTTTGAATCCTGCAATTGGATTTGGCTTCTTTAGATAGATGAATTTGATCTTCTCTCCCTCAAAAATCTTATTATACTTCTTCGTAAGATTTTTCTTTGTTAAATGATAATTATAAAGAAGTGCTCCCTTGACAGCTATTGGAGTTCCTTTCTTATAAATTTGATCTTTATCTTTATATTTGTTCATTCCATTAACACTTCTAGGGGAAGCAATTTGCTCTGGCGGAAGAGCCATAAATTCTTTTCTGAAGGTTGAAACAAATTCAATTAGATCATCCTCGTCGCTATTCAGAATAATTTTAATAGATTCTTTTAATTTCTTTCTGACGATCTCTGGGGTGGAAGATCTGCTAGTTTCAATTCCCATAATTTTTTGTTTTGCTTCACCATAACGAATTCCTTCAGAATCCCATACATTTAACATGTATCTTTTCTTAGCAACCCAGATTCCCTTGTTTGCAATGACTTCTCTTTCCATTGAGATTTTATCATCATAACAATTCATATTTTGGGAAAGTTTCTTGAATTGCTTTTCAATAAATGGTGTCATAACTTTTTTACAGATATTATCAATGTAATCAATTTTTTCCTGTATATTTTTATCCTTGCAGAATTTATCTACAATCATTTCCATATTAAGATATACTGAATCTGTATCAGAATAAATGACATAATCGCAATTTTTTGTTCCAACTGCGTCATTTAGAAAACTATTTAATTGTATTCCAATATATTGAATAATCAATTGGCCAGTAAGCGTAACTGCTTCTGCTAGTTCTGTGCTATAATAGCGAAAGAATTCGTTGCCTAACCCACTGCGCCGTAAGCAGAATTCAATTGAATTTTTCTAACCAACTGAAAATTGTTGTATTTAGAAACATCAAATTCTAATTGCTTACGGAGCAGCAGTAAGTCCTCCGTACTTAACTTAGAATAATCATCCATTATTTAAAATCCTCAAGATCTTTGGCTATAATCTTTGGTGTAACTTTCTTTACATTATATCTATTTGGATTGACTGTATGATTTTTTCTCCAATCATCTGCTTCTTTTTGAGAAGCCCATAATGATATACTTCGATCAGATTCGCGCATCCAATCTTCTTCGCCATTTGCATTAACAAAAAATAAACCAAATTTCATTCATAAATTATATCAGAGTTAAAATATTACGTCAAGCTTTTTTAGATTCAATGTAATCCACAATAAAATCAATTATAAACTCAAGACCTTTCAATCCCATGTAACCCATCATAAATGCAACTGCATATTTTGCATTTTCCTGTATTGATTTTGGTGCAAAATTTAAAATAAGTGGTGTCATGTAGTTCGCACAAAGTGTTCCCGCAAAAATACAAGAAATAGATTTACTTAATCTTTGCCTTCTTCGTTTTATTGTTAAAATTAATGCTCCAAAAAATCCAGATAGTAAGAACCCAAGATCTAGACCGTATTTTAACAACTCTTCGTGAAAACTATTATTATTTTGCATGTGCTTTCCTTTTATATTTTC